TGAAGACAATTTATGTGGCACGGTTGATCGCGCCGCGATCATGTGTCAGTATTTGTGACATGGATGGGCGCACGTATGCGCCCTTCCGGGTTTATTAGGAGAGGCCGTGCTTGCGGGCGTAGTTCATACGCTGCTGCGGCGACATCCCTGCCAGTTCTGCGGCGGACAGGCGTCCACTCTGCTTCTGGTCCGAGCCGCTCGCGCCACCACCCTGTGATCCCTTGAACAGGAACCCATTGTCGTCACGCTGCTTGAGCAGCCATTCCTTCACGGACATCGGCGTTACACCGTCTGACCCGTAGATCACTGTGCCATCTGCCGTCTTCGGCATCAGCTTGCCGCCATCATCTACCCTGAAGACCTTAAAGGCCGAAGGCAGGACGAGGTTGACGGCCTTGTCGAGCATGGCTACATCCGGGTCACTTGCCGCCAAACGGATCGAGTTCTCGACCTGCATCTGGTTGGCGCGTTCGTCCGCGGACTTCGCACGTTCCTTCTGTGCATCACGATCACGGGCCATTTCAGCGAGCTGGGCCTTGAGATTGTTGGTTACTTCCGTAACCCGTGCTGCTGCCGCTTCTTCAAGCGACGTATTCTCAACCAGAGCACCATCAGCAACACGCTTGGAGGTGTCACGAAGCTTTTCCAGCATCTTTGCAAAGTCATCCAGCTTCCCGGTTGGGAGATCATCGAGCGCTACGCCCGTAACCTGTTCATACTTGGTCACCTTGCCGACCAAATCGTCACGCTGCTGTGAGAGCTTTACGTTGTTCTCACGGAATTCCTGAATCTTGTCAGCCGGTGCCACCTTCACGATGTACTTGCCGTCTTCGCTTTCCTTGGCACTACCCCGGAGAGATTCCGGTACTTCGGAGAGACTTGCGTAGCTAAGAGTTGCCATATGTTCCACACGGCCCCGCCGTGTTCCCTTGTGTGTGTGATCCTGCATCGCCGATGCTGGGTGAGGGTGGGTCCCCTCGGTCGTGTGACGTTAGTCGCGGAATATGTCACATCCGCTTCATGCATCGTTTCAATGTCCGTATTTCTAGCCGGTTTTTTACAAGATGTCAAGAAAAGTGACAAAACGGGTCAAATATATCATTGACATTCACATGGTTGGTCAATAACCTTCCGGGGTGTCAAAAAGGCGGTGGATTTCGCCTTCATCTTCCAAGCGTTCCAGAATCGCACGAACGCCTTCCGGCCCGATGTGTTCCTTCAATTCGTCCAGCGTGATCATCCCGTTGTCGAAGTCGTCCAATGCCTCTGCGGCGTCGTGATCAATCTCGTCGTTATCGAGATAGTCTGGATTGATGCCGTAACGTGCCTTCATGTCTTCTCTCAGCAGATAGTGGGGCCGAGGCCCGTTGGACAATCAGCGTGCTGACATGAATAGCTCATGACGCCGCTGAGATTGATGCCACAATGGATACAACGCTGAGCGGGCCACTCGCGCGGAGGGTTTGCCGGACTTGTGGGAATGTATGGAGGCGGGCTGAACGGTTCGGTGTAAGCCGGTTCAGTCGGTTCTGCTACAATCTTGCGGATTTCCCGAAGCTCACCCAAGATGGCTTCGAGAAGGCTCTGCGTCTTGAGGTTGGAGAGGCTGGACATTTACTGCGCTGCCCCCCGCTTCTTATCCACCGCACGTGCATCCATTGCCTGCTTAGGCACCGGAGGCGCGGAAGGATCGTTCGGTGACGGCTGCACTTCCTGTGCAGCGTGTGCCCATTCTTCCTTCTGCATCTTATACTCAAGGAAGGACTGGGCATCGGGATAGTCGTTCATACGCGCAAGAACGTCGACCATGTGCGGGAACTGCTTGGAATCGTTGAGCAGCTTCTTGTACTCGGCATCATCCATCCACTCAGGGATGACCTCTGCCTTACGCAGATACTCATAGACGACATCAAGCGGGATGACCCCATCTGCATACATCTGGTGGATTGCCCGGAATTCGCGCGCGCCGATGTCCTTCATCAGGAAGTCGCGGTTGGTTTCAAACACGATCTTGTCCACGACCGGCCCCGGAGCGTTGTTCCAATCAGCCCACCACTTGATGATCTGAGTGAATGCTTCGTCCATGGTGTCTGAGATGTTGAGAAGCAGGGTCTGTTCGTTCTGCTCCTTCATCTTGAGGCTATTGTCGCTTTCAGCCGCGCCGCGCGAGAGACCCGGCATCATCCGACCACCAAGAGCCGCGATCTGCGATTCCTTCATGTCGAGTGCACTCTCAAGGAACTTGAGGCCGTGCCCCTGAAACTCGATAACTCCTGCCCTGCCATCCTTGCCCAGCTCCCAGACAACGTCGGGGCCGACATAGTATTCACCCTCGCCGTCGTCAGCGGTTCCGCTGGACGTGTAGTAGACAGGGTTGGCGGTGTAGAACCGGCCCTGCTCAAGCTGTGCATACGACCCGTAGTGACTGAAGTTCAGCGTCACGATGTCGAGGATGGGAGGCTTCTGTACGTCAGGGTGGTTCGTGAACGGGCCGACGATTGCGAACGGGATGTGCCCGAGAGGCTCTCCGCGGACGGTCGGGGTTACAATGCCGTCAGGCATACCCTTGAAGTCCGTAATGCCCCGCATGTCACGGTCTTCATAGATGTGCTGCTCATACACATGCCCGCCGTCCGGCAGCTCATGCAGAACGAGGACGCGGAAACGCGACGTATAATCATAGGGGGAGAAGTGGCTGTCGCGCTTGTAGCTGATCTCGCGCAGGACGACACGGGTGTACGCCCATGTGCCGTTGATCTCTTCCATGTGCCAGTCGAGAATGTTCTCTGCCGTGTAGCAGGCAACATACGCGTTACCAGCCCCGTCAGGGGCAGCATCGACGAGCATGCCGTAACGCCCAACAGCGAGGACTTCCTTTGCGGCAGTCTTGGCGGTCAGGTGCAAGGACATCCCGTCCTTGGAAAAATTCTTCGTGATCTTTGCGAGGTTGGCGGAAAGGCCAGACACCTTGGGGTTGCGCCGAAACATTGTCCCATACAGCGCGTTCAAGGTCTTCGCCGTCATGTTGAAGAACACGGCGCGGTGGAGGTAGGAGTTGTACTGGTCATTGTCATGACCCTGCAGCTTGGGGAGGTAAGTCTGCCCCTTGCGCTTGATTTCGACTTCGCCAATTTCAGCATCGCGGATCATGCGCCACATCGGCGACCAATACTGGTAGTCGGGGTGCAGAACAGGCGACGCATTGAATGCGACGTCGACCTGTGACTTTGTGCGGGGATTTGGTGTGCTTGTCATGTTGCTGTTTTGCCTCGTTTGTCCGTATTAATGACAAAGCCGCCTAACAATGTCAAGCAAAGTGACATAACGGGTCAAACGACAATTTGGCTGTCCTATTGTTTTTGGTCAGGATGGCGGGGATTGAACCCGCGGCCTCTTGGTTCCCTACCAAGCACTCTACCCCTGAGCTACATCCTGAAACTGGTGCTGACGGTCGGCATCGAACCGACGACCTCTCGCTTACGGGGCGAGCGCTCTGCCTACTGAGCTACATCAGCATATGATGTGAACATCATAATTGTGGTTTATGATCCTTGGATCATATTGGCGTTGACGCCAAAATCTTGGAAGAACCATACAGATTCGACTGGATTTTGACGACAAATGGCCTGCCCGGAAGGATTCGAACCCTCGCCGCTGGGGGTAGAAGCCCCACGCTCTGTCCTCTGAGCTACGAGCAGATTATGGATACTGGCGGTTAGCCTCAGCTACTGCCAGAAAATGTATGTGACCGGGGGTGATGCCGATGTCCCGAAGGGCCGCGGCATCGAGAGCCTGCAGTTCGTTGCGGGCTACGACATACGCGCGCCAACGGCGCAATGCTGTGAGCATGTTAGACCTCGTAGATTGAAGCGACGTGCTTGTAGATACCTGCACGGTTGATGCCGATGTCGGCGAGCTGGCGGTCGGAGAGCGTATTGAGCGCGCTGCAGGTGCGACCGATGGTGAGAGAGCGCATCATGCGCTTGAGGATGGTCATTTCAGTTTCCTTGTGTCATCTTTTCTGATGGTGCAAGTATAACTGACATTCGGCGAAGAGCCAAGCTTTTTCGCTGCATTGCAGCATTGCAGTCGGCGCATAGGTGTGGCGGGCGGCGGAGGAATTGAACCCCACACTTTTCAGTGCGTACTGCTTTCCAAGCAGCCCCAATCACCAGACTGGATCACCGTCCATAGAGAACAGAAACTTCTATGTTCTTCGCTTCTGGGTTGGTCCCCCGCCCGCTACTGACCTTACGGTTTCTGTTCTCGTCCGTATTACTGACAAGTGTCAGTTATTCTATCACTGCAAGACACGAAACTTTCCGCGTACGGCGTGGTCTGCAGCGTAAGACGCAGCGAATGCGTCCGGCTTGATCATAACGTCGCGCCCGGTGACGCCACGGACATAGCCCATGGTCATAGACATTGCACAGTTGGAACCATGCTTCGGGTCGGCGTTGACGTCGAGGTGGACTTCCACCTCGCGCATGATCAATTCATCTTCGAGCTGCTGGTAAGCTTCCACGGCGTGGTAGGCTTCCTGCATCATCCGCATGGCGGGGCGGTCGTGACGCTGGTCGTAATCCTGCAGCTTGTGGGTGTCGCAGAATACACGGCACCCATGCCCGAGACCGTTTCCATCGATGTTGTGCACCACGATAGCGGTCGTGTAGTTCGCCATCCAATTCCCATCACGGTCCTTGTGGCGGCTGCTGTCGCAGCCAATGTAGACACGGGATTCCTCGGAGACAGTTCCGAGGTAAGCCCTGACTTCCTCTAATACAGCGGTGCGCAACATCGTATTTTCTCCTTCTGCTACGGGTGAAGCTCCAACCCGGCAAGGGCAGAGATCGGGTGATCCTCGCGACACTTCGTGAAGACGTAGCCGCAAGTAATGACGGGGATAAGGTGAGTCACCCTCCCGTCCTTGACGGGATAGGTGTTGTCGAGAACGAGGCCTGCTTCGAAGCCGTCTTCCTGAGCCGCTTCAATAACCTCGCGCAGCTCGCGTTCTGACCACACGCCCAATGTGATGGTGGTTCCGAACCCCGCAGGTTCACGGCGATCTTCGCTGGTATAGGCTTCACCGAACCAGTCAGCCACCGGCCTATGGTCTTCGAGCTTGTAGG